GTGTGACACTGACAGGATCATGCCGTCAGCAGTTGCGTAGACACTGTCCCCAGTTTTGCAGGCGTAATCGACGCCGGGAAGGTTTGAGTGTCTTTTGATGTGGTCGGCGAAGTCGTCGCGGATAACGCGGGTGTTGCAGGGTCGACGGTAATCCAGTTTCATAGTTAGGCTCCTGTGTTTGCGATTATTAGTGATACCAGTACCGAAGCGATACCGGACAGGCCTGCGAATCCCCACACCTTCATCTCAAGGTTGCGAATCCGAAGCTCGTGGTCGTCGAGCTGTTTCGGGTGGTCGCCCATTCGCAGCTCGAGCTCGATTAGTTTGTCGTAGATCCGTTCTAACGTGACTACTACACCGTCACTCGTCATCGCCGGATTGAATCTGTGTGTTGGCGGCTGGCATGATGTTGAGGATTGCGGTGGCCAGGCCGAGCCAGAGAGCCATCTCGTCGGCCGTTATGAGACCGTAACCTGTTGCCAGGGTTCCGATTGCAATAAGAATCCGGTAGGTGTATGCGCGGGCGGTTTGATTCATAGTTATACCTTTTCGAGATAGTAGTCGATCATGTATCGCTCGGCGTCGATGTTGCCATCTATGCCGACGACTCGGTGTGTAGTTGTTGTGCCGTCGAAGATTACGCTGATTGTGGACCCGACGTAGATCGCGGAGACCGAAGCTAGGTCTTCTTGTGCGTTCCATCGGATCCGGGTGACTCGGTTGCTGGTTGTGGAATATCGGGACAGGTAGGTGGTTACTGTGTCGTCGAGGTTGTTTGTGACTTTAAATGTTGGAGATAATCCGAGCTCACCGGTCCAGAGATACTGAAAGGATGTGTCGCTCGGTGTATCACCGTCGAAGTAGGTTACACCGGTCGCCGACGCTGATTTACGCATTACCGCACCGTCTAACCAGAGTTGGTCTCCCGCAGAGTATGATCCGCTTGCCCTATCAAACTCTAGTCCGACTATGGCGCGTTCTGCGTTCGCTGGGGCCGCACCCGTCACAGTTGCCAGATACCATTCGTGGCGGTTTGTAACTGACACTCGGGTTCCGGTTGCAGTCGAAATCACGCCACCCGCGTCGTTCTGCCATTCGATAAAGGCGCGAACTCGGACGTTGGCGTAGGTGACGTGTCGAGCACCCGCAGCCTGGAACATATAGTTAGTGCCGGCCACAATGGGAATACCGTCAGCTTCAGACCCGGAATAACGGAAGCTTGGTGTGTTTGCCGTCGCTGACAATCGGTAACGGAGAGCCCATTCACCATGATACGAAGCGAAGGGAACACTGTTCTCGGCAGGTTTGCGGCGAGCCATACGATTTGCACCGGTAGACCATCCATCGTCGCCGTATTCGAGCGACGGATTACCGACCAGGTTTAGATCCTGCACGATTCCAGCAAGGTTAGTTTGTATCTCTGTGGCCCGGTTGCCGTAGGTTGTTATCGAGGTGGCGTCTGAACCTATCCAATTAGTCTCGTAGGGTACTGCAACCTCTTCCACACCGTTCACCACAGCATAATTAGGTTTGTTTGCCCCGCCACGCTTAGTAACCTCTGGATCATTAGTGTCGGTAATCACAGAGAAGTTATTTACGATGATTGTGTTAGCGACGTTTTGGGATGATGATTCTTGTGACAGCTCGACGTAGTGTAATTGCCCGGCGGTTCCCACCTGGTCCGTAAAGGTCTTACCCGATGATGGTGCGGTCGATAAAGGCCGAATCTTTACCAGACCAGTCCGCCCGGTAGTCTTCGACGTCGGAAGCACGTTCTCGCTGTGCCAGTAAAGGTTCTGGGTTGCGGCGGCAAGGTCCAGGTGGTCGGAGATTGTTCCGACTAGATCGGTGTCTCCGATTATCGAAGCCGCCGCGGTCGCGTCGAAGGCAATAATCTGGGTTGCGTTAGTAGCGTCGACCACGTTATTTAGTGCTCGAGCTCGGGACTGATAGGGGTATTCGGTCTGTGTGGCGAAAGCTGCGGATAGGCCGCCGATTCCGACAACCTGGAATTGTGATATGTAACCCACCCAGTCCAGACAGTTGATTGAGGTCAAGATTACGGGTGTGGTGTAAGACACTGTTCGGTCAAAGACAACCTCTTGCGCGACGTCTTGCACATAGCCTACGAAGGCATATTCTGATGTTCCGGCGCGGCGTAAGCGAACAAGGTCGCCGACTAAAGGCGGGGAAGCCAGGTCTTTAAAGGTGGCTGTCAGGTTTCCGACGTCGGTCTGTGTTTGAGCTGGTGGGCCGACCCTGCCACCTTGCGAATAGTTGATAGATCCGACAACCTGGTTAGTACGGTCGACCCAGGCGAATGGCGATACCCAGGCGGAAGTCTCCAGACTAATCAGGTTATACAGTGGCTGTTCTACTATCCCTGTTGGCATTATCGACCACCGTTAGACCTGTTGTAGTCTGCGAGCACTCGCGCAACTTCTCGACCGGCGGATACTGAATCGACTGGCGCGTTAAAGTTGACTGTGACCGGAGCCATCCGAGACGTGCCGCCGAAGGGTTGCCCGGGGGTAGTCGGGACCTCGTCGTCATATTGTGAGAAGCGTCGACCACCACGATTAGGACCCTTCAGCGTCTCGTCGTTATACTTCTGCGCTTCTATGGTGGCCTTATCCCACCACTCGGCCAGGCTTATAAGCGCGTCGACCACGAAGTTAATGTTTCGGGCCATGTCTTCAAAGGCGGTAATGATCCGTTCAAGTGTGCGCTTGCCTTCGGCGGTTGCAAGGAAGGCAGAGATTTTACCGACAGCGTCATCTAAGAAGGGAAGCATACGCTCACCGATTTCATCGCCGAGCTGTGCGAATTGTGCGTTCAGTTTTTCCAGTGGTGTCGCCGACTCTTCCGCGAGACCTTTTACGCGGCCTTCGATGGACTCGAGGACAAGGTCTTGGGCTTCGTAAAGTTTGCCGGACTCTTGTAGAGCAACAATTTTTTTCTTTTCCGTATCGGTAAAGGTAATACCGGCTCGGTTTAATTTGTCCAGGTTCTTTGTCGGGTTGTCGAGCATACGTCCGAGAAGTTTGGCGTTAGTCTCTAATGTTCCGAATCCACCGGCCGCCAGGTCGACTGCCGCCGAAGTTGCCCGGTCGAAAGCTGCACCAGTAGCGTCAGCACTTTTACGCACGTTCTTAAACACAAGAAGCTTCTGCTGGACCATCTTGATTTGCTCATCGTCCACACCGGTCGCCTTGTTTACGCGATCCGCGTAAGCGCCCATCCTCTTAGTGGTCTCGTCAGTTGCGGCACTAATGCCTTGCATATTCTCGAGCAAGAAGCGCAGCTGTACGTCTGCCCGCCGCGATTCCGCACCCATGTCAAGAAGAGCCGGTACAACCCTCGCCAGAGACGCTACAAGGCCGATAAGCGCGGCCGCACCTATCTGGAGACCCCGAGATACAATCCGACCGAATGAGGTCGTGTCTCGACCTGCTCTTGTCAGGCCGGACGACCACTTGCGCGTGTTAGCGACAAGTGTGACGATCATGTTCCCGGAAGCCATGATTAGCCCTTCTTATTCGATATTCTGTGTAACGCTTCTATCTCGTAAGACGTCAGCGTTCTGACAATTTCGGGTGCAAGCCCGGTTGCGACCACGACCGACATAATTCGCTCGGCCTGGTCTCTCTTTATTTTTTTACTGTGTCGTCGGCGAACAGTTGCTCGAGCTCGTTAGGTGACAAGGCTCGAGCGTCTTCGATGGTAAAGGCCGGGTTCTCTTTGCGCTTCAGTACCCAGACCAGTGCTGTGCGAAGTTTCGAGACGCCTGGCTTGTTTTCACCAATATCGCCGAACGGAAGTCCGGCGTAAGTTTCGATCTCTTCTATGTCGCCGAGGGTAATGCTGTCGATATCCATGATGTTCTCCTTGTGCTGTTTAGGGTTTAGGACGTGATGTTGTATTCGAAGTCATTGAGCTGGATGTAACGCTTCAGCAGTTGGTTCCACAGTGCCACCACGTTAGGCTTCGCTCGTTCTCGAGCACTCTTTAGATATTTGTCGTTGTTGTCTGACCGGATTGAGAAGTAACGGAAGCCGGTAAAGGCTGGTCCGGTCCGGCTTCTCTTTATGGTGTATTCGCCGAATGGGTAGTAGCGTCCGAACGATACGGATTTACCGTAAGGCACGTTAGCAATTACCACACCACCGATAAGGCCGCGGCGGGTTCCGTTCGACTGGGTTACTCTTGCTGAAGCGCGGCCGACCAGTGATCGAGCCAGGGAAGAAGTAATTAGTGGTGCACCACGTCGAGCTTCGGCGGCCACGATTTCCGCGCCGCGCTTCATCCAAGAATTGTACGTTCTGTAGTCCTTAGCAATCCGTAGCATAAACTGGCGGGTCTCTTTTACACCAGTGATAATGACGTACCCTTTAGCCGAGGTTCGCGCTGTTGAGCGCAAGCCGAAGCCTGGGAAGGCCGAGCCTGGCGACGAAGAAGGACTATAGGTCGACATAGCCTTATTAGCTGGTTGCCATAAACGGCTCGCCGATAATATCCATACGGATCCCCGAGAAGCTGAAGGTTCCATCGGACGACGCTTCGCCGCCGAGCGGGAGCGTCCCGCGGCGCGGAAGGCGAACAGTCGAGACCACAACCTGCGGGGTTGCTGCGTTCTTCGAGCGAAAGATAGGCTGCGAAGCGGTAGCGGTGGTGTTACCGTGGGGAGCGAAGATATACTCGACCTCTTCGCCTGCGTGGTCCCAACAGGCCATCCAAAAAGAAGCGGCGTCGGTCGACTGCACACCAGAGATAGTAAAGTACCAGTCTGACGCGCCACCTTCTGCGGCGTCCGCGAAGGTCGTCACGTCGGAAGACGCTTCTTCCGAGACCAATTCGGCCTGCGAGATATCGGCGTTGTATTGCACACCGTCGATCGTGAGCTTCAGAGCGTTAGCCTTGATTCTCGTTGACATTATTGACCTCCTAAGGTCGTGTTAGTTGTTTGACTGTGAGCTGCACACCGAGAAACGTCGAATTGTTCTCGGTATACATCTCGGGAGCGTTTACACCTTCTAGATAGAAGCCTGCTGTGCTGTTTATCTCGTCCAGTGCGCTCTCGATGTAGCCATCCATTACGGTCGTGGCGTGATTGTTCGTTAGTGCCTGTGCGAAGATTCTGACGTCGAAGCTCACAACATATTCGCCGAAGGTTTCGCCGGACGTTACATACTCTGCGCTGGGGAAGATAACAGCACAGGGCGGGGTAATGTTTGGCGGAACATAGTCGAAGGTTCTAAAGCCTGCGTCATCCAGCAGGTCGAGCAGTGCGGCCCGGGCTGTGCTAATCACTTGCCGAATCCAAGATTCCCAGTTGCCTGGTTCACGAATGGGGACAAGAGATCGTAGGCCCGGACCATGCTATTTTTGGCAATCCTTAGAGGTGCGGCGTCGAAGCTGGCAAACTGTGCGATTCCGCCAGGGGCGGACCGTCGGTTATACAGCTCCGCGCCGACCTCCATGATTGCGCGGGTGCGAATGGTTGCTGGGACGTCATCTACGTCGCCGATAAATTGGTCGACGAGTTCTACGGACGGGTTCCAGCAGTGGTACTGGATGAAGTGTTCATCCACACCACCGACTTGTGCGCCGACGTAGTTAGTGAGGTCGTCCCAGACAGCCATTAGCTAATTCCCTGTTACCAGTCTTACGGGGTCTGGTCGATGGGGATGATGAGCGCGTACTCGTTGGCGGTCGCGGTGTACGTCGACAGCGAGAAGGCTTCGGACAGGTTGACCGCGTTCTCCTGCGAGAGACGAAGAGCTCCCGAGGTGTATTGGCGGAGAGCCAGCGACGAGACGAAAGCGCACTCGTCTTTGTTGACAGCGTCGAGTCCAGCGTCTACGACGATGGGGATACCGGCGATGGATCCGCGGAGACCCGAGACGTTTGCCGAACCGACTGCGCCGAGGTTTTCACCGGCGAAGGAGATAACGGGGGTTCCGTCGAGAGCGAGCAGGTCCTTGAAGGTTGCCGTGTCCACGATGAGAGCGTCGATCTGCACACCTTCGGGCGTGAAGTAGGTCGCTGAAGCGTCGGCGAGAGCACCGACCCATCCGTCGTAGGTTGCTGCGGCCAGCGTGACCTTGCGGCTTGCTGTGAGAGCTGCGAGACAGACAGCCTGGTATTTGCTACGGAGCTGGGCGGCGAGAGCCTTACCGAGACCGATTGCCTGGCCGCGAAGGACCGAGTTGAGGTAGTCGACGGAAGAGCGGTCGATGACCTGGCGCGAAAGCTCTGCGTAGTTTCCGACCGTGATGATGTTCTCGGTGAACGTACCCAGGTTGAGCTCGTAGTATCCGAGGTCGTCACCTTCGGCGGCCTGCGTAGCCGTACCGTCGGTCTGCGAGTCGACCTTAGCGAACGTGATGGTCATGCCGGTAGGTGGCGTGACGCCTGTACCGAAGACCTGTCCGAGCGGGTTGGCGGCTTCGACCAGGCGAATCAGGTCGACGTCGATAGGCGTGGTGATGGATTCCGCGGTCGTCGCGCCGGTGTAGGCACGTTCGAGAGTCTGAACAGCGTGGTCGTCTTTGGAGACGATTGCCTTCAGGAAGTCTCCAGCGGTGCGGTATGCGACTGGTTGGACTGCGGGGGTGTTGATACCTGCGACCTCGCGCTCGAGGTGCTGGATTGCTTCACGAACCTCGGCGAGGTCGGAAGCGGTGGAAGTGGTGTCTTCCATTTTTTCCTCCTTGATGGGAGCCGAGTCCGGTACTTCCGGTTCGGTATCGTCACGGACTGCTGTGACGGTTGCCCCGGCGTAAGCCGGGAAACTTACGAGACTGATCTCTTTAACGAGAGCGTCTCGGACTTCGGTCACACCGTCGACGATGTGAGAGTCGCGCATGATGAAACCGACCGAGAGCGACAGGACGCCGTCGGCGGCGAGGGTTGCGGCGTCGCGTCCCCGAGCGGTGTCGGAGATAAAAGCGTCGAAGTGAAAAGCGTTATCTTTGTCGCGGCCGTTGAGAATCTTGCCGACTGGTTCGCGCTGGTCGTGTTGCCACAACAGGAGAGCGTTCTGGTCGAGCGTGACACTGCCAGGAGCGAATCGCTCGTTATACGAAGGCGTCACTTCGCCGTAAGGCACTGCGATACCGGAGAGCTGCCGCGTCTCGGAATCGAAGCGAAGCTGTACGTCGATGGCGCGTGTTTCGATGTTTTCCATTAGATATTTCCGTTCAGTGGTGGTAAGCCTTCGGTAGCGCGTACCTCGTTGACGTCGAGCCAGCCAGCGTTCGCGTCGAGCGCAATCTGGTGGGCCTGGTAGCGGGTGAGAGTGTCGGAGCGAAGCAGGGCGTCGACGTTCATCTTCGCCACGTTAGTTAGACGTCCGGGGAGCAGTGCAGTGATCGCTTCTTCGATTTCGATGTAGTAAGCGGCCAGGGTAAAGCGGGTGAAGCTAATAAGCTCCTGCTCGATGTTCGAATAGGTATTCGACGAACCCGAAACTGCGCTCTGCATGAGGTTGATCGGAATCCCGAAAAGCCTCGAGACCTGCTCGACGCCGAAGCTCTGGGTCTCCAGAAACTGCGCGTCTTTCGGGGACAGATAGGTCGACTGGAAGGACAGATTCTGCCCGAGCACAGCAGTTTTCCCGGACCCGAGCGCGTTCCACGCTTCAGCTGCGGCCTGCGCGTCTTCACCAGACAAGAATTGGTCCGTCTTAAGGATCCCGGCAGGTGTTCCACCGGCGGCAAACCACTCGCTAACATAGTCGCGGGTCGACGTGATTGCCAGGAGCTCCTTCTGCGCTGTCTGGATAGGCCCGAGCCCGTAAGCATTACCGGGGGACCGATAAAGGCTTAAGTGACTAATGTCGGTGAGAGAGAGCTTCTCGGTCCCGCGGTAAGTGTAATAAAGGACGTTGCCATAATCGTCCGTCTGGATTAGCAGGTCGAAGGGGTTGAGCACTTCGAGCTTAATCACCTCGTTGCGGGTACTGTTGCGCGAGACGCGCCAGTAAGCGTTACCGGAAAGGGACAGAGAGTTGACCGTCATCTCTAAGAAGGCGGCCCTGCTCATCTTCGGGTCGGGTTGACGGACCCAGAGCGGTGTCGATGTGAGCTCGACGCCATCCCGATAAACATGGATCGTAAGTTGTTT